CGACCCCCGGCACGTGGAAGCCGTCGCGCGCGGGCTGGTGCGGGTGGTGAAGGGCCCGACCAGCCAGGTGCGCCGCGCGCTCTATGCCGGGCCGCATCGGCTGCTGGACGAGCCCACGACGCGCAAGCGCTTCCCCTACATCCCGATGTTCGCCTACCGCGACGACGAGGACGGCAGCCCGTACGGACTGGTGGACGGGATGATCGCCCCGCAGGACGACTACAACGACCGGCGCCACCGGATCCAGTGGATGCTCAAGGCGCGGCAGCTGTTCATCGACAACGACGCGCTCGACCCGAAGTACAACAGCATCGCCGAGATTGCCGACAACGTGAACCGGCCGGACCTGGTGGCGGTGCTCGACTCCAGCCGCACGAACAAGGCCGGCGGGCTGAAGATCGAGAACACCCTCTCGCTGCAGAAGGAGCAGTTCGCGCTGCTGGACCAGGCCGAGCTCCTGATCCAGAAGGCCGCAGGCCGCTACGCCAGCCAACTGGGTGACGCGCAGGTGCAGTCCGGCATTGCCAACTCCATCCTGGTGGAGCAGGGCGAGCAGGCCATGGGCGAAATGAACGACAACTACGCCCACGCCCGGCGCACCGCCTTCGAGACGTTGGTGGACCTGATCGTGGAAGACCACCAAGAGCCCAACCTGAAGGTGGCGGTGGGCAACGGCCGCACGCGCCGCACCGTGGTGCTCAACGCCTGGGAGCCGCAGCCGATCGTCGGACCGGACGGCCAGCCGCAGATGCAGCCGCAGGCCGACCCGGCAACGGGCCAGCCGGTGGTGGGTCAGGACGGCCAGCCGGTGCTGGCGCCGGTGATGGGCCCGCCGATGCCCAAGAACATGGTGTCGGATGCCGAGATCCGCACGGCCCTCGCCGAGACGCCGAACACCGCCGCCTTCCGCCAGCAGACGCAGGCCCAACTCGGCGAGCTCCTGAAGGGGCTGGCAGGCAACGCCCCGGCTCTGGCGGTGCTGGCACCGGCCTACATCGAGGCCTCCAGCCTGGACAACCGCAAGGAACTGGCCGACGACTTCCGCCGCTCCACCGGCCAGCCGCTGGTGACCGACAAGAAGGCCCGCGAGAAGGCCGAACAGGCGATGGAAGTGGCGGCTGCGGAGCAGGCAGAGATTGCCAAGCAGAAGCTGCTGTCCGAGGTGAAGGAGAAGGACGCCAACACCCGGCTGCGCGATGCCCAGTCCCGCAAGACCGAAGCGGAGGCGATCGCCCTGGAGCGCCGCATCGCCATCGGCGAGCCCGAACTGCAGGTACAGCAGCAGTCCATCAGCAACGCGCAGGCCGCGGCAGGTCCCGACCCGATCGAGGACGCCGCGCAGCGCGCACTGGCCGAAGTCGAAGCGGGCTGAAACCCCGCGCCCCGGGCGCCCTGAAGCGGCGCCATCCCGAATTCCCGAATCACTGACGAAGCCCGCCTCCTGAGCGGGCTTTTTCACGTGTAGCCGTCGCCTGGGCCAGCCGCACCGGGATGACGTGTACGCAGCGGCAGCCGTCTCGCCGGACTCGTCCGCCGGCGTGACGTGGACCTCCATGGGCGGTGGGCGCAAGCCCTCGGCATCTGGCCGTGAAACAGAGCAGGAGAGAAAACAGTGTCACTCGAAGATGCAAGCCTCGACCCCGAAGACCAGGCGCTACTCGCCAGTCTGACCCCTGAAGGCCCGATCCCCGGAACGCCCGCATACGGCACCGGCGGTGAGCCCGAAGGCAACGACGACGAGCCCGGTGTCGCAGCGGATACGTCCGCCGCCCCGGCCGCTGCACCCGCAGCGCAAGCACCTGCCCCCAGCGCCGCGCCGAGCCCGGCCGCCGCCACCGCCCCCTCTGCTGCACCGGCACCTGCCGCTGCGCCCGCTGCCACCCCGGCCCCGGCACCCGCCGAGCCCCAGGGTGACCCGCGTGCTGCGCTGCGTGCTGCCCGGCGCAACGAGAAACGGCTGCGCGACGACCTGGAGCGCGCGAACCGCGAGCTGGAGGAACTGCGCGCCGGCAAGGCCTCAACGGGCCAGAAGTCGGTCGTGGAAATGTCCGAGGACGAGCTGCGAGAACTGGAAGAGAACTTCCCGATGCAGGCCCAGCTTGTGCGCACCACGCGCGAGCTACAGGCCAAGGTGGATTCCCTCACGAAGGCGCCGGCGCAGGCCGGTGACGACGAGTGGGAGCCCCCGGCCTACCAGCCGCAGGTGCAGGAAGTCATCGACCAGGTGCCGCAGCTCCAGGCATGGCAGTTCTCGAAGGCAGACCAGCCGAAGTTCCACATGGCGGTGCAGTACGACGACTCGTTACGCGCCGACCCGCTGTGGAAGACCAAGCCGCCCCAGGAGCGGTTTGCAGAGGCCGTCCGCCGCACTCAGGAAGCCATGGGCGCACAGCCCAGCGCGCATCCGACTCCTGCCCGTCAAGACCCCGCCGCAGTCATTGCTGCCGCCCCCGCCACCACGGCGCAGGGGATGGGCATCAGCGACTTCCGCGGTGGGGCAACCGCTGACGCCCCAGCGCTCGACTACCGGCGCATGACGGACGAGGACATCCTCGCCTCGCTCAAGCCAACCGACTGAAGTCGCAGCGCTGGGGCTCCTGAAACCAGACGTTTTGGAGAGCCCCTATGCCGACCTCGATCCCCCGCGGGAACACGCTTGCCAACAAGCAGTTCTCGACCGCCCTGTCCGCGATGGCGACGCGCAAGCCGACCCCGCTGACCATGCTCACCGGCCCGATGCCGACGCACGACAAGGCCATGCGCAAGCTCAAGCAGCAGACCACCACCGAAATGCCGGTGGTCCGCGTCGATGAGCTCGCCAAAGGCCCTGGCGACGTCGTGCAGGTGGACTGCGCGCACGTCATCAAGCTGCGTCCCGTCATGGGCGACACCAACGCCTCCGGCCGCGGTGCTTCCCTGAAGTACAGCTCCAAGGACATCACCCTGGACATGGCCACCATCCCGGTGTCCGCCGGCGGCAAGATGACCGCGAAGCGCACGCCGCACGACATGCGCAAGAACGCCACGGCGCAGCTCGCGCGCGGCATCCCCGGCTTCCGCTGGCAGCGTTCCCTCACGCTGCTGGCCGGTGGCCGCGGTGTGCAGGACGGCACGGACTGGACGCTGCCGCTGGCAACCGACCCGGAGTTCGCCGACATGATGGTGAACGCGGTGAAGGCGCCGACGTACAACCGACACTTCGTCGTCAACGGCACCGGCCTGACCCAGGGCGGCGCTCAGCTGGCGTCCATCGCGACCACGGACCTGATGAAGCTCTCCCACGTGGACGAGCTCGCGGCCCTGTGGGACGAGATGAGCATCAAGATGAGCCCGATCCAGATCCCCGGCGACCCCGCCGCTGGTGACGACCCCATCAAGGGCGTGCTCCTGGTGGATCCGCTGGTGTGGGACTCGCTGGTGACGGAAACGACCGCCAGCTACAACATCCGCACCTTCCAGCAAAACGCTGTGGAGCGCGCGCGCTACGACGGGCTGAACAAGCATCCGTTGTTCGCGGGCTCCCCGCTGCTGTGGAACGGCGTGCTCATTCGCAAGATGAGCTACGCGATCCGCTGGAACGCGTCGGCGTCGGTCGCACACGTGACGGCGGCCAACCGGCTGACGGCCACGGAGACCAACGTCACGGTGGCGGCTGGCCTGTCCACGACCCACCAGGTCGCGCGGTCCATCTTCCTCGGCGCGCAGGCTCTCGCGATGGTCTCCGGTGGCAACACCGAGACCGAAGAGACCTACTCGTTGCTGGAAGAGCGCACGAACTTCGGCCGCAACCTGGAGCTCGCCGGCGAAATCATGGGCACGGAGGACAAGCTGCGCTGGTCCCTGCCCAACTCCGACGGCGACCTCGAGGCCACCGACTTCGGCGTGCTGGTCCTGGACAGCGTGGTGCGCAAGCGCAGCGTCTGATGACCGCGGGGGCCTAGCGCCCCCGATCGGGTCGGCCCGCCCGTAAGGGCCATCCCCTTCAACTTCTGGAGCCTCTCCATGAAAAAGTCTCTCCTTGCCCTGACTGCGATGGCAGTCGCTGGGTGCTCCGTGGCGTCGTCGCGCCGCTCGTACGAAGACCAGGCGCGCGGCCATGAACTGCGCGTCCAGGACGTCGGCGGCTTGAACGCCTCCCTCAAGGCCCTGCAAGCCGCGGCGAAGGTGGCCATGGCTCCCGGCGACGGCCGCGCGGTGACCATCACCGACAAGGCCATCCTCGGCTCCGGCTACCTGGGCACGCCCGTGGCAGCCGACACGATCGACTTCTTCGTCCCCGCGGGCACCCGCGTGTGCGACCTGGCGTTCGTCAACGACGACTGCGACACGGGCGCGGCGTTCGTGGGCTCCATCGGCTACCGGCCGGTGTCGTCCAACGACGGCAGCCTGGCGGCCTCGGCGGCGTACTTCGCTGCGTCCGGCGCGATTTTCCAGACCGCTGGCCGCGTGGAGTGCACCTTCAAGCCGATCAAGTTCGAGCAGGACGTGTACGTCTCGATCACCGTCGGCACCGCGCCGGCGGGTGTCTCCGGCAACCCGGAGATCCACATGGTCCTGATCGGCGCGTCCGAGGGCGCCAAGTAAGCCCAGCGCCCTGAGCGCTTGACCCCCCATCCGCCCGAAAGGGCGGGTGGGCTTTTCTCGAAAACGGATAGCAGCGCAGTTCAACCCAGGAGATTCAGGATGCCGAAACGACTCTGGTACGTGGGCAAGAAGCAGGAAGAGACCGCCTTCCAGGACCGCACTGGCGGGATCGTGTGGACGCCCGGCAAGAGCGCCGTCATCGAGGACGACGCGCTGGCGAACCGCATGCTGATGCACCCGGACGTCTTCAGCGACAAGGAACCCGGCGAGACGGCCGATTCGCTCGAGCTGGGCCAGCCGGACGATTACTCCATCGACGCCTCGGGTGCGCCGCCGCAGGCTTCCGTCAGCCTCTGCGACGCCGTGCTGGCAACCGAGTTGCCCGAGGGCGTGCAGGTGAGCGCGATCATCGCGCCCGGCGTCGAAGTGGCGGCACCGGCCCCCGCGCCTGCGCCTGCCGCGAAGACCGGCAAGAAGCGGAGCTAAGACATGGCGCGCACCGTGGCCCAAGCCGTCGCAGCGGCACGCATCATCCTCAACGACACGGATGCGGCCGGGTATCGGTACACCGATTCCGAGCTCACGGATCGGGTCACGGACGCCCTCAACGCCATCCGCAACCGGCGCCCGGACCTCTTCATCGGGTCCTGGGGCAGCCTCACCACCGCCAGCGGCGACATGCCGCTGAACGAGCAGTTCTTCACCCCCGTCGTCAACTACGTGGTGGGCATGTCCGAGCTCAAGGACGACGAGCACGTCCTGTCGGGCCGCGCCAAGGTGATGGTGGACCTGATGGGAGGGTTCCTGCTGTGAAGGCCTTCTCCGAGCTC